AGGCGCCTTATACAACCATAAGTTGATTAGCCCCCTTTGGCGCCCGCCATTGGGGGCTTTTTATTGACTGCCCCCCGTCAATAAAAAGCCCCCAATGGCGGGCGCCAAAGGGGGCTAATCAACTTATGGTTGTATAAGGCGCCTTAATCGGCGCGATTGAGGGGGGCTATCCCCAGCATGGCGTCTGTTGCCAGCCGTTCAAGGGCGGCGGCCACGCCTAACATATTGTTAACCTCTTGTTGATTATCGCAAATTATGGTTTCAGCCCAGTCGGGCGCCCTTAATGCCAAGCCGCAACAGGCGGCCTCATAAGGGCTGGTTGAGGCTGCCCTAGCCGCCGCCTGCGGCGCATACACGCGACCAGCCAGCCGCGTGCAACACGCAATTGCCGCATATTGCCCCGCCAATTGGCGGGCGCGGCGGCCGATATCAGACCCCCTCATAATTGGCCGCCCGCGGCCGCGCGCAATGAGGCCAGCCGGTCGTTATAGTCTGCGCTTATAGCCAGCTTGTCTGCGCGGCTAACACACGCAATTGGCAGCTGCCCAGGCAGCTGTATGTGGTTGCGCGCGGTTGCGGCCACGCGGCCGACCAGGGGCAGGGGCAGCCCCCAATAGGCCGCCATGGATAGGCGGCGGCCGCCTATCAAGACGCTTGTGTAGGCCGCGCAGTCGCGCGCGGCTGTTAACTCATGGCTGGTTGCCTGTCTCATGTTAATTATCCATTAATTGGTTGAGGTTGAGGGGCGGCGGTTGTTGGCCGCCGCCTGAAGGCGGCTAAATAAGGCTAGCCTTTTTCCGCACGCTCTGGCCGCGCGCGGAAGCGCGGAAAAGGCTTTCGCTTTCTGATTTGGTTGCCTCATAGACGGCCGTCGGCTGTAGTGCGTCGTATTCCGCCCTCACGGCGATTAAGTCGCCGCGGGCAATGGCCGCTTGCGCTTCGACAATATCCCACTCTAGTATTAAGGATTTTGCTTGATATAGCCGCCCTCCAAACAATAGGTCTGGGCGGGCGGTAAACAAACAAACTCGGCTAATTGTGGTCGGCAGCGTTTTTTTCTCTTCACTCATTTTGGTCTCTCTCTCTCTCTTAGAGGGGCGGCTGGCCGCCGCTTGGCTGGCCGCTTGGATTAGCGGCTATGAGGCGACCATACAGCAGCCAGCAGCCAATTGCAACAGTTAATTGCACATTTTTGCATTTTTTTTCCGCCGCCGCTTAGGGGCGGCGGAATAATAAGAACGCGCGCGCGGATAGTGCAAAACGCCGCCAAAAGCAAGCGGCGAATTGGACTTATCCACAGGTTAATGTGGTTATCCACAGGTTTTAATTATTTTGCATTTTTTTCGCTTTTTTTCATTTTGGCAGTTGACAGCAAAATTGCTTTGCTGTAGATTAGCTATCAGAGGGGGCGGTTAGAGTAGAGAGGTTGGATATCATGATTAAGCACAATTAACCACATAGCCGCTTGTTCCCGCGTTTAGCGGGCGGCGGGGTTCGGCAAGGCTAGCCAGCCAGCTGAGCGGGCAGCACGGCCAGAGGGCAGGCGCTGGACGGGCAGGGCGGCCAGAGGGCAGGCGCTGGACGGGCGGCACGGCTGGACGGCGAGGCGCAAGAGGGGCAACAGAACCTTCAGAAATTGAAGTCTGCCAAATGATTATATTCATCGGGTGAGTATACAGAAAGGTGTGTTATAAATGGCATGGAGCAATGGCACAAGTTTGAAAACAGCGGGGGTGGGGTCAGATTGGGAGGTTTGTGTTAATTCGGAAGCCCGTGTAAAAAATAAGATGATGGCTCACCGTGTGGGCTTCATTAATCGGGCAAGAGACGAGGAAATTGAGACTATGAAAAAACGCAAGGTCGTAAGTGTTATCTTGAACGAGCAGGGCAAGGTTATGTATCGCGGCCAGCTTACCGATTACCTCAAAAAGATGTCCGTTCCTTATAAGGATATCCAGGATATCTTGCGAGTGTTCATTGCCTTTCCTGACGCGGTGTTGGGGCTGAACATTGGCAATGGGATTAAGATTTGGATACGATGGGAGGTTTACGATGCCTAAGTTGGTTTGTCCCTTTTACATGGTGGGCTATCAAGACGGCAATTGCGCCGTTTTTCAAAAGCTTGAGGACGCGGCTCGGGAATTGGGGTTTGCGTTTCGCCCGAAGCAGTTAGCGCGAGTGGACGACTCTACCGATAGCTATGTTGAGGTTTGGGCAACTATTGTTAACGGGCGATTGTTCGTTTACGATGATTTGCCGAGCGAAACGAAGGAAGTCATTAAGCGCGGGTTCAAACTGGAGTATTGAACTCATAGCCCTCGTGGCGGAGGGCTATAAGGACAATAAGTCCGTTTCAACTTAAGAGGTTTAAAATGACTGATACAGCTAATAATGTCGCAATCGTTGAGGACAAGGAAGTTCAGGGTTATTTGAACGAGGTTTCAGCCGTGGCTGAAGGCATCATTGAGCTCGGCGTTCCTGTCTTTGAGACAATGCCGAACAAGGTTGCCCAGACTGCTTTGGCCAACGCAATGGCCGGTGGTGAGTCGCTGTCCGATGCTCGCGACGCAAGCGACAGCAAAGAATTCATCGTGCCTGTTGTGGGTTTGGCATTCTCGCGCGGCGAAATCGCTGTTAAGGTTGGCGGCATCCCAACTGGTGAGATTAAAGATGCGGTTATCACCACATTTTTAACTGCTGATGGTCGGGGCTTGGTGGCCAGTTCACCCATTATCTATAAGTCCGTCATGGGCATTCTGACGGTGATGGGGACGCCCAAGGATTGGAAGAAACCCATCAAGTTCTCGTTCTCAATGAAAAAGAACGGCGACAAGCAAATGAACATTGTCCGAGTTGTGGACTAATCAAAGCGGGCGCCAATTTTCGGATTGGCGCCCTAATTGTGTTTGGAGGTTTAAATGGCTAATATCAATCGGAACTTTAAGGCGTGTTTAAATTATTGGCGGCGTCAAAAGCCAAAGTGGGATTTGTTCCAAATACATCGCGCCGCAATGGGGTTGGGTCAAGCGTCTATCCACGATTACGTGGCTAAACGCTTCCAATTACCAACTTTCGAGGACTTTAATACACGAGGCTTGGCTTTCCTTTACGAGCCTTACATGGAACACGCGAAGGTGATAGACAAATGGCTCAAATAAGCGCCGCTGAACGAAAGAGACAAGCTCTTAACCGCCGAATAAGAGCCTTGAATATGCGACAAGGCGAGGTGGTTATTGAGCCCGTTCGTAAAGGTGAACGGATTACCCAAACCAAACGCTTGCTTGAGAGGGAACGGGCGCGTGAGGAGAAAGCCAAGGCTGATAAGCGCCTTGAAGCTAAGATACGGGAATATAACGAAACAAAGAAAACCGAACGGTCTAAAATTCGTTATAAGACTGTTGAGCATCTAACTCAAAAGCAGAAAGATGAACTCAAGAAAGTCTTGGCTGGCAACAAAAAGAAAACAGCTAAGGAAGTTGCCGAGGTTTTATCTGAACAAGCGAAACAATACCCTCGCCTCAAAGATGTTTACGGTGAAGCCAAGCCCAAAGGCAAGAGCGCCGCTGGGCTTTCAACCTTTATTGAGAATTCCCGGCGATTGGCGGCTGGGCTTGATACGATACAGGACGAGATTTACTATCAAAACCTGTTGCGAGGGGCGGCCAGGGTTGGGGCTTGGACTGTCTATAATCGTTTTAAGAAAGGTGGCATCCGATACGCAATCGACATGTATTTAGCGGGATTTGATTTGGGCTTTGAGATTTACGAGACAGTTCCCGAGGGTGATGACAGTGTAATGCCAACATATATGGCGGACGATGAGACAGATGCGGCGATTAAACAACACGAGTCAATGCGAAGAGGTAAAAGGGACACACCCTACGGGCAAAAAGTCTTGCGCAAGCTCAAGAGAGCGGAAGGACTTCACAAGTCAAATTTACGCGGCTGACTTTGAGACTTCAATTGATTACACAAAGCCGCTTTATGCTTATTTGGGCGGCCTTCAGGACATTTACGGAGGTGATTATCACATCGTTAAAGCCATGGGACGAGGGGATAATATTGCCCCTCGCTTCCTAGAGCTGTTATTTGAAGTTTGCGCCCACAACGCAATCATTTACTTCCACAATTTAAAGTTTGATGTCAGCTACTTATTCCCGTTTTTACAAGACGAGAGTGAGTATATTTGCACATGGCTAATCAGCGGTAAAGAAAAGCGCATTCGCTTTGTTAAGATTAAGTCTAAGAAACACAAGAAAACTATTGAACTTCGGGACAGCGCCCCATTATTCGCCCCGTCCACAATCCCCCTGGCTGAAGTATTGAAGTCGTGGTGTGCTGATTACACCGAAAAGCTCGATATGGACTATGGGGAGTTTGAGCGCGAAGGTAAGATTTCGCCCAAGACTCTCAAATACTTTGAAACAGATGTTTGTGGATTGGGTGAAGCCCTCCGCAACCGTTTGGCTATTGAGACTGATACAACTAGTTTAACCACTTCCAGCCAATGCAAAAAGATTGTTGAGCGCGAGATAAACAACGCGATGCCGACAACCTCAAAGGTGTCGTCGTTTAAGCGTGTTTACCCGAGCCTGTCGTTTGATATGGATTACAGGCTTCGACCGTTTTATCAAGGTGGTTTTGTCTACCTCAATCCCAAGTTCGCCGACAGGATACTTGAAAATGTGTCGGTTTACGATATTAACTCAAGCTATCCCTCAATCATGCGCGATGAAATGCTGCCCTTCGCCATGCCTGTCGAGTTCAAAGGAAAGCCGCCCGAGGAAGGGCTATTTGTGGTGAGAGTTGAGTTTGAGTATCTGGAACTCAAACCAGGAAAGATACCCTTCCTCACCAACAGATTGTTTATCGGTGATTACGGGCAGAAAGTGTATGCTTCAATCGTGGCGGCCAACGAAAGAGCGGAACGCCGAACCTTCTATTTAACCAATATGGAATACCACAAAGCGCTCGAGTCGTATGAGACAGGCAAAGTTATTTGTAAGGGTGGGTTCGCTTTTCGGGGGTCGCGCAATCTGTTCAAGGATTACATTGAACACTTCAGGACAATGAAGGAAACCACAACAGGTGCTCGCCGGTCTTTCAGTAAGCTGGCCTTGAATAGCCCGTCTGGGCGCTGGGGCATCAATCCTGATATGGACACCTATTTGCCATATCTGGACGAGAAAAAGATTATGCGATTTGAAAAGGTTGAGGTTAGTATTGATGAGCTGCGTCAGAAACACGCATTCTATCTGCCGACTTCAATCTTTATCACCGCTTACGGGCGCATGAAAGTCATTAACGCGGCGGAGAAAGTCGGACTTGAACGGTTCATTTACACGGATACAGACAGCGTCCACACGCTCGGGTCGGCTGACGAGTGTTTTGAGCTGGATAAAAGGAAGCTGGGCTATTGGGACAATGAAGAGAATTGCCAATTTGCCAAGTATTTAAGGCAGAAACGATACGCTCACGAAGTTGATGGCGTGCTATCGTTTACTTGCGCGGGTATACCTAAGAAAGCAATCGCCGAGACAATCACCTCACTAGAAGGCTTTCGTCTCGGCGTTCCAATTCGAACCAAACGAGGCCGCCAATATGAAGGCGGTGTCGCAATCGTTGAGGAAACCATTACTTTATGAGTTCCTCAACGGCTTGCTTCGTGAACGGCGTATCAAAGTATACGCAAGCACGCTTAGCAAACGAGCGCAATTGTCTGACCACTGGGTGATTGCGCATAATCTTGAAGCTCCCCTCTTTGAGGGTCTTATCAACATTGAAAGTCCGAACACCCACATCAGGCTTATCAATCTTTTCACAATACAGAGCGATGCCTGTATCCTCGTGGCTGAACCGTGAGACTCGGAACAGACACTCTATTGCGTAGATGTTGAAGTCCACATACTTCTGGGAGCGGACAACCTTGACAAAATCATACTTGTCAAGGATATTCTTGTTTTCAAGGGCGAAATCACCGTATTCCGTTCCCTTGAGCAGTTTGTAAGCCAGCGTTTCTTTCATAGCCTCCTGGAATTCGCTGGCTTGGGCGTTTTGAATTAGCATATCCCGTTCAGGGATTTTGGTGAATTCCTCATTGGGGTTGGGACGAATTCCCCAGCCCACATAGTAAGGATTGTAGATGGAAGCGCAGTTGGCCGCCATCACAATCTTACAATCTCGCCGCCTCAAAGCCGTGGAGATGAGGGATAGGAATTTACTGAACTCGTTTGCGATGTAGCGCCCGTTCTCATCAATGAACTCATCAACGAAGATGAGCTTCACTTTCGAGTAATTGATGCCTTTGAACTGGGAACTGACATTCAAAGCAACGGGATAGCCCACAACTTGGGGGCGCCCTTCCTCGTCCTTACGAACATACTCCCCACCCATGCAGACTATCTCGCCAGGTTTAATCCATTCCAAATCCTCACACACCTCAAACAAGTTATTCTTTACCCGCCCAAGAGTCTCATCGGTTTGGCGCACATAAATGAACTGCCAATCCTTGGAGCAGTTCTCAGTTATGTAGCGAAGGATTGATGCGGTCTTGCCGAACCCTCGCGTAGAGGTGATGAGCATCACGGAACAATTGTGGCTCAAGGTTCGTTTGAAGTTGAAGAACACCCTGGACGGGAGGTTTTTATCGGAGTGTTCCAAAGCTTTACTTCCGCTTGACGCCTGTTTGTCAAACCCTTTTGCGGGACGCACACCTTTCTTTGGTCGGCCTCTCGTTTGCATATCTTATTCCACTTCATCAAATCGTTTGGGACGCTTTGAAGGTTGCCGTTCACAATATCCCCACGAACCGAACTACCCACCCAAGCTCCTTTGCCCACATTATAAGTAAAGCTGATGACAGCAGCCATTTGATTATCATTGAGCTTGCCACCCACATCGTTAAGCATATAATCAGCGAGCTTAGTAATCTGGGCATCCAGCTTGGCATCACATTCAGCTTTTGAATAATGCTTTTGAACCACTCCATTGGTCTCTCCATAGCAGACAGTCTTCACACCAGCTTGGTCATAATACGGGTCTAACCGCAGGCCTTCAAAGCCTGCGATTATCCCGAAACAAGCCGCCACAATCTTAGTTCGCCGCGATTGTTTTCCCATAGAACATTGCCACCATCTTTGTTGTTGCCGCGCCACCATCAGTTAAGATGTTGTATTCAGCCACGGGGTTGTTGTTCGCATCAACAGCAAACAAGAAATAGCTGCTCTTGGGTGTGAGGTTCATCGGTGCAGCCATCGCTGTCCCATTGTTCACATAGACAGAATAACCGTCCATTGCCTTCAGCTGACCGTTGGCATAAGTGAAAGCTGGTGTTGTGAAAGTTGACCCATTCGGAACATTGGAGACAGTTTTCTGAGCAGACTCAAGCTTAACCACCCGAGTCCCAAGGTCATTCATCTCCTTCATCACACCTTGCTGAACCGTTTGCCAATTGGCAATGGCCGCCGCGTTCCGATTGGCCTGGTCAAGAGCATTGTTGCCCATCTGAAGCGCTTGATTGGCCGTGGCATTCACAATGCCGAACTGTTTATCAATTTGAGCTGTCAGTGTGTTTGACACCTGGCCAATGTAGCCATTCAAATCACCTTCAGCCTTTTCAGCGCGGTCAGTCTCCTCTTGAAGGCCATCGCACAGCTGTTTATAGTAAGTTGAGAAAATCTCGTCCAGCTCATCATCACGCCCCTTGCGCACACTTGCCTCATCAGCAAGCTGCTGTTGGATATTGTCGTCCATGGCGACGCGTTTCTTTGTCTCATTGTTAATGCAAGCCTGCAAACAATCCTCAGCCGCTTTGGCACGGGACACTTCCGATGCTAAATCCGTGCGAATAGACTTTTCGCTATCCATTGCGCGCTGGGCTTCGGCTTGAAGGTTGGCGTCCAGCGCGTCCACACGATTGGTCTGGTTGCACATCGCAGAGTTAAAGGTGGCACTCTGCGCATCAATACGGGAACCGAGATTTGTCTCTGCCCCTGTTGCCCGCGTTGTTTCCTTGCCGATTGTGTCCAGGCAATCCTGTTTGGCCTGCGCAATCGCCGGCTGAACTGTTGTGGCGTCATAGCTCTGAATAGCCGCCTTAATTTTGGGGTCAATCTGGCTGGCCAACTCAATGGCATTATTGATTAAATCAACATTAACAGTTGACTCAAGTTTTGTAAGACGACCCTCGTGATTGATGACAGTTGTATTAAGCCCATCAAGTCGGCCACTCTGAGCAGACAATTGAGCAGAAAAGTTCCCCAAAAGCTGATTAACAGCAGCTTTAAATGCTTCATTGCTCGTCTCTTGGTTTTGAACACGAGTCTGCAAATCAGCGACAGCAGTTTGAAGCGCAGTGATGTTCGTGGCATTCGTCTTGATGCCTGCCGTGTTATTACCAATAGAAGCCGTATTGGTCGCAGCTCGGGTATTGACATCACACAGGCCAGACCAAAGCCAAGTAATCCGAGCAATAACTTCATTTTTCCATTGCTCCTCAGACTCGTATTTAATCTGCAACCACTGACGGCTGGCCGCATCAAAGATGTCAGACGGGTAATTGGTGGAATTCCAAGCCATGTTAAATATCCTCAATCAATGCCCAGAAACAAGTTCTGAACTCGTCTAAAAACTGGCGGGTGTAAGGTTTAAAGCTATCCCGCCATTGCTCAAGCAAACTCACGATTGACTCATTCTCAAAACCATCACGGTTCAAAAGCTCGTTATCCCGCGTTAGCGTTCCCGAGTTTTGAATTGTGGTGTTGTGGCCAATCGCTTGTTCAGCTGTTCTGTCTCGGGACTCGTTAGAACCCCATTCACTCCCATAAGTTGAGGCTTGGCCTGTTCTGGCGCGCCCATCTTTATGGTCATAGGCGGAGACATTGTCTGCGCCCGTATTCACATTTTCAGCTTCACGAGCGGCGGTGGAGTCAAGCTCCATGTCCGTCATGTAGCCATTGTTCAACCCCGAAGCCGAACCACCGTTAATCTGGGCGGAAGCGGAAGGTTGATAGCCAGAAAGGTCTTGCGGGTCTTGGGGAGCCTTGGTGAACAACTCACTTGTCTGGCTTGTGTTGCCTTTCTCGCGAGCGGAAGCTGTTGATTGGCTACCCCAATCACCACCCACCTGCCGACCGTTGTCAGTTTCACTGTTGGCCGAGTCCTGCTGTTTGTTTCCTTTCGTTGAACCAGCGTGTGTTCCCACACTGTTAGCCCCAGACTCTGAACGATAATCACCAGTCAGCACATTTTTCTTTCCACCTTGAGCCGACAGATAACGCCGTATCTTTGTTGTTAGGAACGGATTAGACACCAAGCCCCGTGTATTAAAGAGCTTTTGATACTTGTCCTCCCAGAGTTCATAGAATTCCCCCTCAACATACTCACGGAACACCGTAGGACTTGAGTGGCAAATTCGCTCTTGCCCGAAGCGCTTGTAGAACAGGACGCTAAAAGGAAAGACAAACTCGCGAGGAGCACATTTAATCCTTTCAAATAACCATTCCCTATCAATTGTCCGAAGTTGCGGAGGCTTCCTCAGAGTCTGGTTCCGATGGCTCATGTCCGCCATTAGGTTCCTCATTGCCTACTTCCCTTTCGTTTGCCTCATTGCCGGCTTCTTTATAAACATTCACGCACCGAATATCAGCCCCGAACTTCTCTCGCACATTGTCGCAAAAGTTCTGACGGCAATAGTCTGCTTGGCGAAGGATAAGCTCCACATGGGAGGTGTCGCCTTCAATCTCCATCTCTGAACGGTATTGACTCTTCGCCAACATATTAGTGTTGATGCCCTGGGCTGCCACCATTTCGTTGAAAAGAGTCTTAGCAGCCATCAGCGTTGCCTGAAGGGAGCCGTCGTTGCTCTGTTTATTCAGCGGCTGGAACACTTGCTGAATTGTGTTTTCATCAAACTTGTCCAATCCGAGCATCTTGGCGCTAATCACCAAAGATGGTGAATTGTCCAACCACCTTGCAAATATCTCTTGAGCACCCTGTTTCTGCTTTTCGTCCATGCACAAGAACACATTGGTCTTTTTCAAGGCTGTAATTTGGTTCTGAAGTGAACGGCGAGCATCAGCAATAATCTGGCTCATTCTGTCCATTTCAATATACGGGGCAGCTCCTGTGGGATTGTCCCGCAACTCGCAACATTCCGCTGTTGACAAGGTTCGGCTGAACCCGTTGGCAATGATTGTGAACGCTGCAGGTTCAAAGAAATAATTCAAACCCTGGGGAGCGGCGGGGAGGAACACATTGCCCAAATCCTCGTCCCTGTAGTAAACCATTCGCCCATACTGGAACAACATCTTTTCAATGTATCCCGGTGGTAAATGGGCAACAGCCTTACCCTCCCAACGAAACCGAGTCATATACACCTTAAGCGCATTATAGCGCGTTATAGTGTAATCAAGCTCGTTTTCCTCCAGCCAGTTGCGGTCAGACTGGCGAGCCGAGCCGATACTCGGTATTGAAAGATTAACCGCATCAACATCATTCCGTCCGAACATTATCCGCAATCCTTTGTGGAGCCAATATCAACAGCCCAATTCGTGATGCCGCCTTCAAGAATAGCGGTAATCTCTGTTATTGCCCAAGCTGGCGCAAGGTCAGAGGTGAAAGTTGCGCCACCCATAATCTTTGTGTATGTGTAATTCCCGCGGGTCATTAGTTCAAGTTTAAGGCGCCTGTTCTGTTGATAGCCATAGGTTTCAAAGAAATCCTCAATCTGAGTCAAAGCTTCAGCTGTTGGGCGAGTTTCCACCACGGCATAGAGCATTCGCCCAGTTCGCAAAGCCGTGGCGCCATCTGAAGTTCCCGCATGAACATAAGACTTGTAATTTTGGTCTTTCTGAAAGGCTGAATAAGCGCCTTGAGCCGCTCCAACAGCAATGGCCAATCCTGCGCTAATACCTGCCGCGCCTCCTTTCATAACAGCTGCTCCTGCGGCAATTGCTCGCCCGTAATCACCGCCGCCCGCAACTCGCCCCTCAATTTGGCTGGCATTGACTCCCACACCCAAAGCGCCGCCAATAATATCCTGTGCATAACCGAGAGCGGTGTAATTATCACGCATCATTCCCAGTGTTTCAATCTCGGGATAGGGAACTTGGTTTGCCACCTTCACCGAGTAAACCGAAGGGGAGTCATCACCAGACGGCAAATCACAAGCCAAACTCCAATAGGGAGCTAACACCCCCAGCAAACTTATGGTAAAGCTATAAGCGAAAACCTTATCCCCTGAATTCGTTCTATCAAAATAATTAAGGGAAATTGATTGCCCAGTTGAACGCGCCACCACCGTCCAACGGAGAAATTGGGGCATATAAACTTTATTCCATTTGCGCGGTTTAAAACTAGGAACAAAAGTAGAGTTAATCTTTTCCCTAATACCAACCCCATCAGCCGCCATCGGCGCCATCACCAATCGCGCCATATTGGCCATTACCGGTTGCTGATAAACCTTTGTCCAACCGCCTTTAACAAAACTTTTAAGTTTAGCCGCAATCTCATCAATTGACTTTACAACTCCTTGGTTGGCGCCTGTTAAATGGATTGTCCCAAAAACAGCCATGGGGGATAATGAACCGTCCCATTCATAAGTGTCGCTTGTCAAGAATAAATAATAGCCCAAATTCTCATTGGCTTGGGATATTTTTATGTTGATGTTCATGCCATTGCTATCTGAACAAACATCATATTGAGTAAACTCAATTGGTTCGGCAACATTATATTCACCGATTGGGTCTTCCTTCGGGTGCTGGCGTTCCACCCAGCACCAGCCGAAGTTGATGTAAGGTATCCATGTATTCCAAGCGTCTTCAACGAAAGACACCTTGCAAGATTGGTCGTTGATTGGGATAACGCGAGTGATGCGGTTAACCCGCATCACCGTGTCGTTCCCCGTGTTTGTGTAGCAAAAGAAATCCGCGTTTGAAGCGGCCATGGCGGGGACGGGCAAATGAATATAATTGCCCGACTCCCCAAACTCATTGTCCTCATGGACAACCGAGAGCTTGTTCCAAGACGATGTTGCCTTCCCGCGAAAGAAACCTTCCTTCGCGCCGACACTATCAAAATACTTCTTATGATACTGGTTAATCCCAGTTGATTGAGTCAGAAAGCAATCCGTCAGAAACGCCATTTTAGTTCCCTGTGTCCACTTTGTCCACACCAGCAATGCCACCTTTGAGGCCAGCATTCTTCATAGAGTCAACCGCAATCTGCTTGGCGTAAGCCCGACTGCGCTCTTCAGGCGTCAGCTTGTCGGTTAAACACAACACTGCCGCTGACTGTGCCGCTTCAACATCGGCCAAGAACTTCTTTTTGTCCTTGACGAAGAATACCACATTCTTGAACGGGTCAGTCTTATACGCCTCATGACAATGGTGGAAGTAATTGGTGAAGCAACCGATAGCGTCCTGTGCCTGTGTCTGAGCTGTAAACACCGTTTCCACGGAAAGCCAGCCAGACTCATGACAAGTGGCAATCAAATTGTCGCAAATGTTGGTGTTGCCCTTGTCGTCGTCCACACCCCAGTTGTTCAAGCCGTGAGTTTTGACGCCCCATGCCACCATCTCAGGATTATAAGTGATGGACAAGTTCTGGGCTTGGTTCTGAACCAGCGCACGAAGGTCAACCAACAAGGTCATATCCTTCGGAGAGCTGATACGCGGCGCCCCAACGGCGTTGTAAAAGCCACCTTCCTTTGCCGCGTTGTTTTTGTTCCGAGCCATATCCAGCATCGTCTGATGGATAACAGAGATGGCATCACGAATATCAACAGGGTCTTGCTTCCGCTGGGTGATGTCAGGAATTTCAACAACCTGCGCATCTTGAAGCGGGAAAACTTTATTCGTAATGAAGCTGATGATTGCTTTCTTGAAATAAGTTTCCGTGTCCCATGTGTCAGAGTCATACAAGAGAGCCAGAGTGCCAGCAGTCAAAAGCGACAAACCAGTGCTGTTCTCAAACGCCTGGCGAAGATTGATATCTTCGGGAGTAATTGCGTAGAACTGCTGACGGTTGATGGTGAAGTATACCTGTTCAACATCAGCAAAGTTCGGGCGGAACTGGTTGTAGGGAGTGTCCCCCATCTGGGCAGCCGCGGAAACGCGCGCACCCAAATACTGATTGCCCTGAAGCAGGTTTTTGAAGCCCAGCTTCTGAATAGCGCCACCGAACGCCATGCGGCCGCCGCGATATTCAGCAAACTGATTGCCCACCCGCAAACGCTCAAGTTCCGTTCGCGCAATACGAAGCGGGAACTTGTAATAAAACTGCGAACGCATATCAGTGAATTCGTCAGTTGTCAGCAAGGTTCGGCGCAAATTCCAAAGGTTCTTTGAACCCTGGGAAATTCGCCCATCCCAGTTGTAGTTGCCGCTTGAAATGCCAAGGTTCAAACAGGCAGTGTTAGAAGGAAGCTTAACACCCATTATTTCCGTCCTTTAGGCTTGTAGCCGACTTTCTCGGCATCAATGTTGAAGTGGTCAATCAAAGCGTCAGTGTCGGCGCCCACTAATTCCGCTGTTGCCACCAAGATGCGGTCTTTAAAGTCCTGCATCGTGATGTTGTCCTCAGAGCCTGCCCAACTGTCGCCAGCACCAATGGCGGCGGCAATCTGCGACTTCAATTTGGCGGCTTCCTCCTCCTCACTGTTCGGCGACTCTGTTGCCGCAACCTCAGCTTTCTTTTTGGCCATGAGTTCCTGAAGCGCCGCGCCCTGCTGTTTGATTGTTTCCATCATAGCAGTCATGGCAATTTGAACATCGGAAGTTGGAGGTGTCTCCTTCTTTTCCTCAGTTGGTTTTGTTTCCGTTGTTTCCGTCATCAGGCTTGTCCTTTCCGCCTTTGTAGATGGGATACTTAGCGACTGTTGCCGCTCCTTGTCTAGGCAACAAAGTCTCGGGCGCATAGGCCACAATCCAAGATGCCAAATAAGTCAATACGGCCATATTGAGACTTTGAGCTGCCGCTAAAGGCGCTTCTGAAGTGTCATCTTTGACCGTGTCTGTTTGAAGGTCGGGATTGGGGCGAGTTCCGTCCCACACCTCTCCGATAGCTGTCCGAATGTCATCGGTTGAATTGAACCACAACCATGGCTCTTTCTCCAGCGACTCCCGATGAACGCTCACCCGTATCTTTTCACGAGCGCTCGGAAACCATTTATCAAAGTCTTCTTTTGAAAAAGGGAAATCGGGGCTGTCCTTGACATTCGGCATGGTTTGCTACCTCCACTATTGCGCTCTGAAACGGTTAATCCCCGTAGCAACTTCGCGGCGCGCCTAGGCCTAAAAGACAGCCCTCGTGAGCGATTGGAACATATTTATTCCCATCTGTCAAGGCACAAATTCTTTACCCCTGCTAGGGCGCCGACCCTGAAAGTCAATAGCAAAATGAAAATATTTTTGTTTTACCTTCCC